AAGCATTTTTTGAGAAGCAACCTAAGCTTGGTGGACTTCGTTCATTTCTTAAGGAGTATTATAACATCATTAAGAGTGATGCGGATTATAGAATATCTTTCCATCACGGTACATATGTTCGTAAGTTTAATATGAACTGGATAGTATTCAAACAACCAGATAACTCTGAGAAATGGGTTAATTGTTATATTACCATTGGTAATGACCCAGCTATATCTGAACGTAAGGGTTCATCAGATGCAGTAATAACAGTTGTAGCTTTTGCGTCTACCAGAGAGAGATTCGTTTTAGAGGAAAGTTCTGGTAAGTACGATATACACGATAGATTCTATGATGATAATTATAAACCCGCTAATGGTATAATAGCATTAGAAGCTGATGAGAAAGCAAGGATTAAGCGCAGAGGTTCGGTTGAAGAAGTAACACGTATGGCTATTAAGTATCATGCTGATAGCATTACTGTCGAGACTGCTGGGCAGCAAGGTACGTTCTTTAATGAAATAGGTGCTATGTTCGATAGACTGAAAATCAGTTGTTCACGTAATGCAGATACCGGAGCTGGTCGTGATAGTAAAACTGATAAGAATAGAGAATGCCCTTTAGCATATTTTGAAGCGGGGTTGTATTACATTAGAGAATCTATGTTAGCTTTACAAAGCGAGATTAACTCATTCCCATCTGCAAGACAAGATAGAATAGATGCTATAAGAATAGCAGAGAAGTACGCTATCTTCCCACCAGTAGTTCCTTATTCTCCAATAGGTATAAATCTTAAACCTACTGCGAGAAGGGAACGCCAACCATATGAAACTCAGCAAGGCTCTTTAACAAATGATTATGAAGCATGGGTAGTTTATTAATTTATAAATGGTGTTGACTATTATTGCCGCTTGTATTATTTTGTAGGCATGCAAAAGAAATGGACATCAGACATAGCCACAGAGTCATATAAGCTCTTTAGAGAAAATGCATCTGCCCGATACGCTTGGGAACGTGATGCAGTTAGATTCGATGATTTTCGTTATGGGCAACACTTCAGTAAAGCTGAAGAAAAAGAATTATTAGCATTTCGTCAAGCCCCACTTCCTATTTCAATTACTACTGCTATTTGCGATACTGCTGAAGCATTAATGACAGCATCGAAACCCGTGATACGAGTCGCTCCTATAATTAACCCATTCGATGATAACCTTACAGCCATATCCAAAAGTGTTGCACAAAAATATAACTTCCTTATCCAAAAAGACTGGTACAACGCTTTAGGTGATTTGCAGTACGACAGAGTAGTGAGAGATTATACGAATGTGGGGCATGGCTTATTCTACGTTACGCCTCGTAATGATTATGGTGAATTTTCAGTTGATATTAAACATATCAGTTGGAGATACTTTTATCCACACCCATATACGAAAGACCCCTTCTATCGTGATATGGATAATTGCGTCATAGCATTCCGTATTTCCAAAGATGCTGGTTACAGATTTGTCAAGTCGTTAGACCCAGAAGTAACATATGAGCAGTACGAAGATGAATATGTAAAAGGTGCTATTGCCTTTACCGACCCAGCTACACAAAATATGCGTTATAGTCCTAACTCATTACGCAGTGCGGGAGTGTTGTTTACAACTCGTTTGATGTTAGAAGAACATAAAGTATATATTGGCATACCTACCAATGCAGATTTGAATACACGTAATCCAGAATCAAGTTTCAGAACATATACTGAAATGACTCCAGAGGTTGAATCTCTTGTGAGGGAAGGTAGAATAAGAATACGTGAAGAAAAAAGATTTTACTTAACAGAATATAAATCAATAGGTAATCGTGGATATAAAACTGTATATCCTATAAGTTGTTATAACCTTGTACCATTAGTTTATGACCATCGAGATACACCATATCCTTATGGTCGTATTTGGTATCTGTACCCATTACAGAGAGCATTAAATAAATTTATAATGATTGCCATATTGAATGGTACATTATTAAATGCTACACGTGTAATAGGTGAAGAAAATTCTTTTGTTGATGAAGAAGAATGGGATAAGAATTTCTCAGTACCAGGCGCAAGATTAAAATGGAAAAAGACTGGGCAAGATTCAAAACCACCTCAGATTATCGAAGGTAAACCTTTGAGTGATGCGTGGTTACGGATGCCTCAATACTTATCATACGTGATGGAATATATAAGCGGTATCTTTGGTGCTATGATGGGTGATAGTAGAGAGAGCCCAGATGTATTTTCAACAGTAGCTGCATTACAATCGGCTGGTGGTCAGAAAATTAAACGTAGATTAGCACAAGCAGATGCATCATTATCTATCGTTGGCAGAGTAGCTGGTGAATTTTATAAGAACTATGCACCATTAAATGGTTACGGAACTCTTATAGATGAGAACGGTGAAATGTCTAAACCAGAGATGTATAACACTTTAAGAGCAAATCCAAAAGACCCATCGAAGATAGAGATAGACCCTAATACAGATTTATCTGTTGGGTTCAAAGATGTAAGGTTTACAACACAAGGTTCTAATGGATTTGAGAGTGGTACTGAGGCAGCACTATTAACTAACTTAGCTACTCAGTTAAAAGTACCGCAGTTAGTTCCATTGATATTAAAACGATTAAACATTAGTGATGTTGATAAGATAGTACAATCGCTTGATATGGTAGCATCACAAAATTCTACTATCGAACAGCAGAGTAAAGCATTGGGTGAATTAGAGGGTAAGATAAAGGTATTAGCTAATCAAGTAACACAAAAATCATTTGATGTATCTAAAGCGCAGTTTGAGGCTCAGTTCGATAAAGAGCTGAATAAAATAAAAGACATAACGAAAGGAAATGGCAATGGCTGATGAAGTTGTTACCGCAGAAGAAACAACAGTAACAGAACCAATAGTAGAGGTTGCAGAGAAGGTCGAAGAAGTTTCTACAAAGAAGCAGACCACTCCGTTTAACACAATGGTTGATAGATACAAAGACAGTAAAGTATTTGCACAACCGGGAGAGAATGCAGAAGTAGTTTATGATTATTCTCATTTTGAAGATATAAATGATGAGGATTACAAAAAGGCAGATGATTTTCTTGCAAAGCATAATCAGAAAGAGAATGTAGAGTTAAGGCATAAGTATATTATGCATCTTAATGATGCAAGGAAATGGCAGAGATTAGCAGAACAAAGATTTACTAAACTATCTGAATTAGAAAAGAAAGTTCCCGAATCTCAGTTAGATGCAACGGCAAAAGCATTTTTAGAAGATGCAAAAAAAGACCCATTGGGTGCTTGGAATAAGTACCACAAAGATTTAGGTTTACCCGAACCAACGTATCTGCAGAAGCAGACAACTATTGGTGACAATATGACCAGAATCAAGAAATGGCAAGAATCAGAGTTAGTGCCATCAATAGAAAAGAAACACGGAATTGAAGATGATACTTTTGTCTATGATAGTTCAGAAGCATATACTCCAGGTACTCCATCTTATGAGTATAGGAAAGCTACAGAAAACAAAGAAAACGAATTACAAAATGAATACGCAACCATCGAAGCTAAACAGCAAAGTCAACTACAGACTATTGTGGCTGAGAGGGAAGCGCAATTAACAGAACTTAAAAATACTTTCTATTCTGTTTCAGAGAATGCGACAGAAGATGAGCGCAAAGGTATAGAAGAAAAGTTCCAGGCATCACTTCTTAGACTCGACTCGATGTGGGAAGAAATGAAAAGTGGTAAACTTGGTGCTGAATCTAATCCATTTGCGATAAAGAATATATATCGTGGTGTTTTTTTCGATGACTTAGTAAGCCAGATTGTGAATGAGAAAATCACCGATGTTCATAAACAGTATCAATTAAAAGGTATGTTTTTACCAGAGAGTACTGAAATGCCTTTTGATGTTACTAAGATAAAAGGTTTATCTCCGATAGATGAATCTAAAAGAAACACTAATTCATTCAGTCGCTTAAATAAAATGGCTGACAGATATAAACAATAAGGAGTTATAATTATGGCAGGTGCTGATAGTACTGCGTATAGGGGCTT